AGGCGACATCACCTCCGCGGTGTCGTACAAAAGCTCAAGTTCCTCAACAACTGAAGGAACGGAGCTAATTCCGAGGCTAACAGCCTCGTCCTCCCCAATCTCCCTGTCCCGACATAACCTGGCGTGTGCCAGGCCGATAGAGGCAAAATATCGGCTGAACGCTCCGCACTCCTTGAAATTAATAGCACGGGCAAGCATAGCCGCCATCCCGACTTCATGCTTCTTATCAGGGAACTGCTTAACAAGGGAAGATGTCGTCCACGAACTAGAAGCGACATTACGTGCAATCTCCGGAATCATAACTCCAACAGGGCCATCTCGATCAACGAGGAAATCATATCCTGTGAAAGTCATCTTGTTCTTCACGTACACCAATTTCATCCGGAAACCCATACTGGTCCAAAGCTGTTCAATCTCGTCGGAATATGCTGACAAATCCTCTGTTGTAGAAATAGCAGAGTCATCACCTTCAAAGGCGTAACGCAGTACATAAACTTTTCCGTCACGAGCTGATACATACTTTGAAAACAGCTTCCCTTTCTTATCCTTACCAATCAGTTCCTCGGGGTTCTTGCATAGGACAACCAACCAACATACCAGGTTGATAAAATAATTAAAGCAAGATGTACCCCTATGACCAGACTGCCTGATGGACTCAATCATGACCTTAAAAGGGGAAGTACTGAAGTCGGTTACCTTTGCCTTCCCTTTAATGACCTTCTTATCCATATCGGCCATAACCTTATCCATCCATGACTTAGGCACTTGGGGGTCATTTCCGAGAACATCAATAATGTGACGAATAACCCTGTTCTCTGTCATCCCCCTGATAGTTGGGTTGCAACATGAATCCCAAGCAGATCCATCACCTTCAACAAGGTGTGCATTTCTCATCTTCAAGTGCTTGGCAACTCGATGCATAGCGCCCAACTTATCAATATGTTTAATACTGGCCTCCTCGAAGAACTCGAAAAGCAGGTCCTCGAAGCATTTAACAGGCAAACTCATCATAACCTGAGCTTTATCACCACATTGAATAATGGGGCGTGGAGCTTTCCCTTTAGCAGGGAGCGCTTCATTCGTCTTAATCTGGAATGTCTGCTCAATACGGTCATTTGTTTC